CGCGTGCTGGGCGCGAATGTCGTTTTGAAGTTAGAGGACTAGAAAAACCCTTAGCGTCAAATCGCGGTAATGGAGATAATCTCGCAATGCAAACACGACCCTTACAGGTGCGGTGCGCCTGAGGTACTGGCTCAATCGGGGTCGCCGGGCACCCCTAACCCGCCCGGACAACAGTATCCAGGTCCGATCCCTGGAAGCTGGCTTGGAAAACCCCCGTATCTGGTGTCTGGCACCCTTCCACCTGTGGGACCTCGGAGGGCCGGGGGGTCCCGCGGGAGGAGGGGGAGGGGTGAAGCGTGAAAATCCTGGATGTGCTTTTGCCCTGGCCCCCTTCAATCAACCACTATTGGGAAGCTAGAGGCCGGGGCCGCTACCTCTCTCCCCAGGCGCGGCGGTGGCATAAAGAAGCCTGGGCGGTTTTGAAGGCCCAGGGGGTGCGGTGCTCGGGGGAGGTGACGGTCTACGTGTTCGCCCACCCGCCAGACCGCCGCAAGCGGGATCTGGACAACATCACAAAAGCTCTTTTGGACGCTCTTGTGGCGGCTGGAGTCCTGAAGGACGACTACCAGGTAGCTAAGCTGTACGCAGAACGAAACCTTCCCGAGCGGCCGGGCAAAGTGCGGCTGGTGGTGGAGCCGATAGAGCCGGAGCCGTAATGCGGTCGTATAGCGACTTCGCCGTTACGATACAAACCCGGCCGTTTCGTACCATAGGGACAGGGAGAATATGCCCAGACCGTGCACGGTGTGCGTTCATCCACAGCGGGAAGAGATAGAACGGGCTATTGCCCGTGGTGAGCCATACCGGCGCATAGCGTTCCGATATTCCGTTTCCCCCCAGGCCGTCATCCGCCACGTCCGGGCTCACTTCTCCCAGCAGGCTAAGGCCGCCGTGCAGGAGGAGGTGGTGGAGTACGGCGGCACGATACTGGACCAGGTGCGCCAGCTAAACGCCAAGGCCCGCCAGCTCCTGGAAGAGGCGGCCGCAAATCACCGCTACACCGGGGCGGCCTCCTTCCTGAAGGAGGCCCGGGAGTTGCTGACCCTTGAGGCCCGCCTTCGCGGGGAGTTGGACGCCGGAAGTCGGGTGGAGGTGCACAACTACCTGGACGTTCGGGCCCTCGCCGTCCGCATCGCCCGGGAACTGGAGGACGAGCCGGAGCTAGCGGAACGAGTGGGCCGCATCCTCATGGAGTTGACCGATGGCCGCTAAATCAGCGTTACGCGACCGCAGTCCCGCCCTCATCGTCTCCCCGAGGATTGGATTCAGCCTGTTTGGAATAGACTCCCCCGACCCCTGGCAACTCCAGGTGGCCCATCTCGCCACCCGCCGCAATACCCTCGTACTCACCGCCCGTCAGGCTGGGAAATCCACCACCGCTGCCGTGGTGGCCCTGAGGGCGGCTCTCATGACCGGCGGCACCGTCCTCATAGCCTCGCCCACGGAGCGCCAGTCCACCGAGCTGGCCCTCCGGGTGCGGAGCCTGGCCCGGCTGGCCAGCGTGCCCCTAGAGGCTGAGGGAAGGACCTACCTGGAGCTACGAGGTGGGGGCCGGATTATCGCCCTCCCAGAAAACCCCGAGGGCGTGCGGGGCTACTCTGCCCACCTCGTGGTTCTGGACGAGGCGGCCTACGTGTCGGATGACCTTTACATCGCCGTCCGCCCCATGCTGGCCATGACGGGTGGCCGCATCCTCGCCCTCTCCACCCCGGCTGGCACCAGGGGCTGGTTCTGGAGGGAGTGGGTCTCCAAGTCGGACGACTGGGACAGGGTGCGGGTGACAGCCTACGACATTAGCCGCTATGACCGCGCCTTTCTCGAGGCCGAGCGCCGGGCCCTGGGTGAATGGGCGTTCCGGCAAGAGTACCTGGCGGAGTTCCTCGAGGCCGGAGGGGCCATCCCGGAAGAGCTGATCCAGCGGGCGACAGTCCTGGAGGGGTCAGAACCTCCCCGAACGGGCCGGGTTTACGCGGCGGGACTGGACTTAGCCCGCCTGGCCGACTGGTCTAGCCTGAGCATCCTCGACGTGACCGAGCTTCCCTACCGCCTGGTTCATCAAGAGCGCTGGCAAAGCGAGTGGAGCTATACCGAGGCGCGGGTGCTGGGGCTGCTCGAGCGCTACCAGGCTCGGCTCACGGTAGACGCCACCGGAGTGGGCGATCCGGTGTACGAGCGACTTCGCCGGGCCTGGCCGCAGACGCACCCCTTCCGCTTCACCGCCCAGTCCAAACAGCAGCTCGTCAACGAGCTACGTCTGTCCCTGGCAGAAGAGCGCCTGCACCTCTACCCAGAGCCCACCCTGCTGGCCGAGTTACGGGCCTTGCAGGCCCGCCAGACCGCCTACGGGGTGAGCTACGAGGCCCCCAGTGGGGCCCACGACGACACCGTGATGAGCCTGGCCCTGGCCCTCTGGACGGTGCGCGGTGGGCCGCCGGAGTACATCTCGGTTCGGGTGCGCTCGAGGTGGGGGTAGTGGAGCAGGCTCCAGAATGTGGTAATCTATGTATAAGCTAGGCAAACTCTACCTCGTACCCTGCCCGCGCTGTGGGAGCGCTGACGTGAGCGCCCGTGGCCGCGTGGCGCTGGAGGGCATATGGCCGAACGTAATACTCAAACGGCGGTATCGGTGCAACAACTGCGGGTTGTTCTATCACACCTTCGAGCTCAGCGAGGAAGAGCCGACGTTGCTCTCCTCTTCGCCGCCGCCCTGCGGGCGCGAATGAGGCGGATGGGCGCTCCCAGCCAGTGGAGCAGCCTCGAGCAGCCCTTCCTCTCCAGCGCGAGCTGCTACGCGCTGCGGGTGGAGCGTCGGGAGATTCCCTGGAGCCGGGTGCAACCCCTGCTGCGCGCGGCCCTCGAGGTTGATGTTCCCGCTAAAGCGCGCAGCCAGGAGGCTCGCGATTTGGCTGATTTTCTTCACGCCGAGCGGCCCACCCGCGTCCAATACATCCTGGCGAGAAAGAAGCTGATGGAGATATGGCGAAACCTCAACCGCAACTAGTCAACGAGCCCTCCGCGTGGGGGCGCACCGAGTGGGCTCCTGCCGACCTCGGCACCGCCTGGCGCTTGGCCCAGGGGGGCAACCTCTCCCTGGCCGCTGAGCTAGCGGAGGCCACGCTGGCGGACGACCGCGTCCAAGCCGCCCTGGGGACGCGGGTGCGGGGGCTGCTGGGCCTGCCCCTCGCATTTGAGCCTGCCAACAACCGCGAGGGGCGCACCATCACGCGGGCCCTCGAGGCCGATTTCTGGGCCTTTGCCCCAGAAGAATCCCTATATCAACTCGTGGCCTGGGGGCTCCTGCTGGGGGTGGGCCTGGCCCGCCTGGACTGGCAGGAGGGCGAGAGCGGGCGGGTGTTGCCGGTGCTCGAGGTCTGGCACCCGCGCAACCTGCGCTACGACCCCCAGCGCGGCGTCTGGCAGGTGCAGACCCGCGAGGGAGGGATGGTAGAGCCTCGCCCCGGTGCCTGGTGGCTCTATACCCCCTACGGCGCCCGGCGACCCTGGAGCCAGGGCCTCTGGCGCGCGCTGGCCGTACCGTGGCTGGTCAAGCAGGACGCGGTGCGCTATTGGGCGCGCGATAACGAGGTAGGGGCGCTGCGGGTGGGCCAGGCCAGTGGCCCCACCACCGCCGAGGCCCGCGAGCAGCTGGCCCGTGACCTAGCCGATCTGGGCAGTTCCACCGGCATCGCCCTGCCCGAGGGCTACAGCCTGCAGATTCTCTCGCCCTCCGGGGATGTGTGGCAGAGCAAACAGGCGGCCATCGAGTGGGCCAACACCGCCCTGACTACGGCCATCCTGGGCCAGAACCTCACCACCGAGGTGCGGGGTGGCTCGTTCGCTGCGGCCCGCGTGCACGACGCGGTGCGCCGGGATTTGTTGGAGGCCGACGCCGAGGGGCTCTCCACCTCCATGCGCGAGCAGGTTTTGGCCTATTGGGCCGAGTTCAACTATGGCGACGCTCGGCTGGCTCCCTGGCCGCGCTGGAATACCGATTTGCCCGAGGATACCGC